CCCCCGCCGTGAGCACCCCCCCCTCCGTACGTATCTACGATGATCTTGCGCCCCGTCAACCCCGAGTCGCAGAACGGCCCTCCCATGACAAACGACCCGGCCGGGTTGATGTGGTAGATCGTGTCGTCGTCTAGCATATCCTCGGGGATCACCTTCTTCACAACCTCATCCCTCACGATCTGTCGTACGTAATCTAGGGTCACGTCAGGCGAATGCTGCACAGATACAACGACTGTATGGACCTTCACAGGCTTGCGGTGCGCTCCACTTGGGCTTGCCTCCTTCATAGTTCCTTCTTCTGGTGCAGTCTCATCGTCGTACTCTACGGTAACTTGGGTCTTTGAGTCGGGGCGAATCCAGCAATGCACCCCATGTCTGCGCATCTTATGAAGGAGGAGGTTGATGTTCCTCGCGTATATGAGGCTGACAGGCATCAGTTCCTCAGACTCGTTGGTCGCGTACCCGAACATGAGCCCCTGGTCGCCGGCACATAGCTCCTCCCTGTCCACGTGGACGCCGGACGCGATCTCGGAAGCTTGACTCACTAAGTTGACCATGATGGAACAGGTCTTGTAGTCGAACCCCATCTTTGCGTCGTCGTAGCCTATGTCCTTGATAACGTCGCGTGCAATCTTCTGGTAGTCGATCCCAGAGGCCTTACTCGAAATTTCACCAAAGATCAGGACCATACCGGTACAGCACACAACCTCACAGGCCACCTTGGCGGTGGGGTCCTGAGAGAGGTGGGCATCGAGGATAGCGTCAGCAATCTGGTCACACATCTTGTCCGGGTGACCCTCCGATACGGATTCAGATGTAAATAACATGTTTTACAGTCATATAAGTAGTCTTTAACTCATTCATGGGCACCCTTGACGCTATGTACTGATCCAGAAACTATCATAACCATAGAAAATGCAAACATTGACACTGATCATCCTGTTCATCGTATTCATGTCTGCTTGGTACTTACTCAAGACTAGTTATGAGTCGTACCTCGAGAACGAACCCACAATCATGAGGTTGAGGAATAAACTAACACCTGTGTTCCCCGAGCTCAAATTTGTGAAGATGATGAAGGGGGATGCCTCGTACACTATCAACAAGCAGAAGATCTACCTCTGCACGGAGACCAACGGCGAGGTCTACGACGACAATATGCTTACATACGTGACGCTGCACGAGCTGGCCCACACGCTTTGTCCTGAGATCGGGCACGGCAAGCAATTTCAGGACATCTTCCAAACACTGCTAGGAAGAGCCGAGCGCCATAAATTATTTGATCCACACAAGCCAAGGGTCGAGAATTACTGCAAAGCGGGCGCTAGCGGCGAACGCCGCCCTGCGACCGGAGGTCGCTAGCGGCAATAAGGAGAATGACTGATATGTATTAGTGTTCCTATAAAAATATCTAAGTAATAAAAACAAGTTATAATGGCAGGAAATATAAGTCTTGAAGCATCAATTCGTACATGCAAGATCGATCCCGCGTATGCATCCAAGGTCCAGAGCGATCGATTCCTCAACCCGGGGAACATGGTATGCCCGATCTGGAATGGGTACGATAGTGCGGGTCGTCCTGCATGCGCCGACTCATTTAACACTAAGAACCCCGGCTGCAACACCGCAGAGGACCGTGTGTTCGTGGAGAATTATCAACGACCCCAATACGTCGAGTACGTCAACCTGAGCAGCGGCGGTATCGACGGCGAGTTCTATGGCCCTACTACCCCTTACTCCATGACCCAGTGGTCCAAGATGAAGGGCTCCTCAGACCTGCACACCATCAACAACATCGCAGGCAACTACGGCCTCCAGTTCGGTTCAAACATCTACCCCAACTCCGGCGTTCATGCCTATGCAAGAGGTATGCAGCAGAACGCAGAAGCTATGAGGAAGTTCTCCTCATATAATCAGGCATACAAATCTAACTATATGAAAAACGTCGCAGGAGTCGGCTGCGGCTGAGATAGTTCACATTCACGTCTTCACATCTATAACCCCGAGGGGTTACAGATCCATTGTAGACCTTACCGATAGAGGTAGATCTTGCTGAGTCGCTGCAATGAGGGGTCGTAGCGTTTGTACTCGGCCGTGCACTCAGGATAACACGGATACCTTGTCTTGATACCGGGCCTGAAGCAATGTTGCGGGTAAGAATGCCCGGTGGTTCCTTTCCAGTACGTGCGCTCAAGCCTTGGCCTAAACCCGGCCTCACGCTCTACTATGATAGGTAGGTCAGACATGTACTCACCCCGCCACCAGTCCGGGTAAGGGAAGTAGGCCCTCCCCTCTTGAGTGATGACATCCGTCTGGGAGTAGCGGTAGGGGTTGTCGCTGTTGTTCTTCAGGATCTTCTCCTTAGCTATCAGGACTTGATTATTTAGTGTCATTTTAATAGAGAATAATTTAGTTGAATGAAAATAAGCTCCAAGATTAACTTAATTTACTTAATTAACTTAATCTTGAACCAAACAAAATGGTAGAACAAACGTTGATGCTATCGAGCCCCAAGGCACAACCATTTGGAGTCTTGAGTAGCAAGGCTGTGATCGACTTTACCGTCGGCTCACACTCCGTCCCGAACCCCAAATATAGCTTCAGGCATGGAGCCTGGAAGACCGTGACTCAGTACGTGTACGTCAACATGTTCAAGAAGGACAAACACCGACAACGTATGAGCGAGATGCTTGCCCCCAATCCCTTCAATAACATGCTTCACCTCCGTGAACAGGAGGATGTGGAGATATACAACGAGGCAGTGATGAAGAGTCTGCGAGAGCGGTTCCGTCAACGTGAGGAACTGAGGACCAGACTTTATCAGACCAGAGGCAAACAATTGATCCACAGTAATAAAGAGATCTTGGGTATGCTCAACCACCTACGTCTCCAGAACAACCAAGTGGTGTACGACCCAAAGACCAGCAGAGAGATACCCAGATCTGAAGTTCTTCAAGTTATTAGCGGTGTGGAGGAGGAGATAACAAAGAACCCATCATTCCCCGACCATATGGACTTTGCAGACATGAGGAAGTACGCAAAACGATATGGTTACAAAGATCTACCACTCAATGACGAGATCTTCCTTAATATCAACTACATCGTCCCTATCATCAAGTATAGGCTGCGTGAGCGTCTCTGGAACCAAGAACTTGAACAATTCAAGGACCATCTTCTCGATGTCTTTTTGGACGACATCCTTGAGGATGAATACCCTAACCTAGATCCTTCTGAATACACAGAGGCGAAGCGCCAGCAGATCGCCAAAGAGAAGAGGCTTCAGGTGTACAAGGACCAGCTCTACGACCTTTACACCAAAGGAATGAAGGAGAACGACCACATTCTGGAAAGGCTTCGCTTCACACCCGACAATACGCTTCGCGAAATGGGCCGCAGCGCCCGCGAGATCAATGATAGACTCATGACCCCTGAGGCGCAGGCGGAGAAGATCTACATCAAACCCGATGACCCGTTCCTTCCTCATTACATCGAAGATGTGATGATGGACGGGAAGCGGTACGTGTCGGCAGTGCACTACGCTTACGCACGTATGATTGCGAATCTGCTCGACGTGGGGGAGCTGCCAGGGCTTGAGACGTTAGATATCAACACTGTGGAGCTGAGGGACCTGGTCGATACATACAATGACATCAAACGAGATTGGATTGATCACAACATGAAGGCCAATAACGAGGTGGCCGTAGGGATGAAATTTGAGCAGCATTCGCCTCTAGTTCACTTGTTGCTTGCTACGAGAGGATCTAAGGTGATCTGGAATGATCGATCTGATCCTGTATTGGGGGTAGGTTACGATGACAGGGGCGCCAACAACACTGGTAAGCTACTTGAGTACGTGAGGGACTCTTGGAGGAATGCGTCTCTGCAGAACAGGCTCATATCATCATACGGGTCTATCGCGAACAACGTGTGGACAAACTCATGGATGATGAGCATGGCACAGGACTTCAAGAACACGATGCTCCTCCTTCAGGACCCCACAACGGCGGACCTGGAAGTCATATACAGCGTGCATGGCATACCTGGGAGCCCTGGGACAGACGATGTCCAAACCCTCCACAGATCAGGCCTTAACAACGACCAGATTTCAATTGTGTTCCCCGTGATCCTGGCTATGTACCTGCCCATGCGGGACAAGACTGAGGGGGAGCTCATGAACGATGAGGCCGTGGTATACTTTACCGAGAACGACTACAGAGGGAGGAAGAAGGAACTGAATGATGATCTTGGGCGAGCCAGAGATCGTCTGGGCAGGATGGCGGAGTTGGTCCAGTTGGCTGACGGTGTAGATAAAGGAAAATTCGTGATGAGCATCCTCGGAAATAAGCAGACTAGCAACAAGAACGATGCACGTTGGTACCGTGTGTACAAGTGGTCGCATTAAAGACTTCTCGCCGCTCGGTCGCTCACGATTTGAAAATTTGATGAAATATTTGATGTTGGAAGTTGAAAATCAAGCATGAGGAAATAACTTAACTAAGTAAGACTATATCAAAATGACAATGAACATGAACGCAAATGCTCTCATCTCATGTATCGGCTCCTCTCTTCGCGGATTCTTTGAGTTCTGCGAGGCTCAGAATGGAGTGAAGGCAGATGAACTGGATACCCTCTTTGCTCAGTTCTTTGATGATGCCGAGAAGGCTGCAGCTAGCGGGGCGACGGAAGGTAGTGACGTCGCGCAGGCAGTCAAGAAGCCAGCCAAGAAGGCTAAGAAGTCACCGTGTTCAGTATCCGACAGCGACTCGGAGTCTTACCACGTACCCACAGACATCGACAGCGACTCGGAGGTGGCCAAGAAGGTCCCTAAGAAGACCCCCAAAGCTGTCGGTAAGCCTAAGAAGAAGGAGATATCCGATCACAGCGACTCGGAGGACGATGACGACACACTAATCAAGAAGCCTGCAACTAAGAAGCCTGCAACTAAGAAGCCTGCAACTAAGAAGGCTGCAGCTAAGAAGGATGTTGAGAAAGAGGTGAAGAAGGATGCCCGTAAGCCATCTGGGAAGGGGAAGGACCTCAAGCCTAGGGACGAGCAGACGTCTATTGGTTCGGCTGATCTGAGTAAGAAGAAGTTGCCTGAACTGAAGGCTCTTGCCAAGGAGCGAGGTCTTGCTGTGTCTGGGACAAAGGCCCAGGTAATTGAGAACATCCTCAATTATGAGAAGGATCAAGAAGGTACTTCCGCAGAACAGCCTGAATGCGAGGATGATCTGAATATTGAGGTCAAGAAGCCTAAGACCAAGCAGAAGCTGTGTGAGCCGGCTACTACAAAGAAGTACGAGATTATACAACGTCACGGTCTGAAGATGGTGGAATACAATCCGTTGGACGGCTGCTTTGTGCTTGATGCCAATAACGTGGTTGTGGGTTGGGTCCATAGAGACGATGATGAAATCGAAGATGAAGATGACGGTGTTGATGTCAGGGCGCTTGACAAATACAGCTGTGAGATGGCAAAAGAACTTGGGCTTAAGTATGAGGTCCCGGACAACCTTGATCAGTAAGTACTATATAAGTATTCTTTTTTCTCCTACTATCGATTTCATTCCCTTCGGGGAATAAAATCATACCAGCATTCAAATTTATTTTCTAGATGACTAAAAATGTCTGGTTTACTCACTAATAATAATATTGGAAGCTATGGAAGTGGAGGTCCCAACGTCGGGGGTGGTTGCAACTACGCTCAGTTGGGAGCCTACAACCAAGGATTCAGAGGTATCCGTCCGCCTGTTCCTCTCACTGCAGTGTCTGGATATTACGTCGTGCCGGCGTACTCGGCACCCGGCTATGATACCCTCACTCATGGATCCTCCGATGGATCTTGCGGAAGTTCTTCAGGAAACTACTTCAGTATTGGTCGCGCGTATGGGCAAAACGCGGGAAATTGCAGCACAAAATACATGGGCTCAGTCTGCCAATAGATGACGATGAATGAAGTTAATGAAGTTGAATATAGATCCCCAACAATCAACCTTCAAAATAAATCATGGTTATTCATACCCAACACCCTCAAACCATCTTAGACAGCATCGTACAGTTTGTAGATATAGTTCTATGCTTTGACAACCATCTCAACTCAGAATGTATTGAGGATGCGCGTCGTCTCAAATCTGTTGTGATATCGCTTCTCAAGAAATGCAATCTCCATCCCTTCCTGACCACAGTTGGTCACTCTGTCTCATGCATCTCACCCGACTGTACCCCGTCTTGTCGTATGTTCAAACGCGTTCGTTCTCACATCCAGGTCACAGAGCCTCGTGAGCACGTATGCGCCATCATGCACATCTACGGTCAGCTCCTCAGGATGCACGTGGACACGTGTGTGAAGGACTTCTGTGGTATGCATAGCTGCAAGGACATGAAGAAGATACGCGAAGAGCAAGGACGCATGGTCTTACCAGAAACGTTTGCTCAAAAGGAATATGCACTCAGGTGTTCGATAGCTGCCATGCCGCAGGAGGAGCGAGGCACCCCGAGCTGATTAAGTAGGTTTCAATAGATCTATATCCCCTAGGGGATATAGAAAACAATCATACGAGCTCGGTCATAAAAGTTGAATTTTCTAACCGTTAGCATATCTCACATATAAAACACTATGTCAGAACGTCTAACAAAGTACAATCATGTGATTGTTACTGAAGGTAAGAAGATTGAGTTTAAATGTTCCACATGTGGTACATTGGACGTGATTGCGCCAAGTCTTCTCACACGCGATATCAAATCTAATCAATATCTCTGTTGTGACCCAATGCCAGTGGATCCTGAGATCATCAATGGGTTGAAGGTTATTGTAGATAAAAGCTAAATTGGGTCTTGAGTGCCCAAAAGGTCATAGGTTGTGTATGGCCTGAATGCGTGTCTGAGAAGATGGTCGCTAAATGCCCGATGAAAAACGAGGCTGTGAAGAACAAATTCAAAGAAACACGGCGTAAGCAACGAGAGGACCGTGAACAAGAGTTAATTGAATCAGGAAAGACTCCTGAACAAGTACATCTTGAGAGATTTGGTCATGTATATGTTGGCATTGAGGAGATGGATATAGTACGGGCCAAAAACGCACATGTAGTCATCTTCAATTGTGGGTCATGTGATAATAAAAATGTGATACCACAGAGTCGTCTTCAAAGATATGTGATGGACTCATCGTGCTTACATTGCCTACAACCCACAAATGAGATGGTTGGAAAGTACACACTCATCACGCGTCGAGAAGGGACCAAGTATGTGGCACTTCTATGTGATGCCGGCCATCGATTCTGGATAAGAGAGAAGGAGGTGATTGAGGATGGTAGAGGCTGTCCAGATCCAGGTTGTAGTGACAAACTGAGGCGTGAAACTTGCATGGAAAAATATGGTAATGAGGTGGCATGCCAAGCGTCTGAAGTGAAAGAGAAGATCAAAGGAACCCTCCAAACAAACTATGAGGTTAATAACCCTTTTGAGTCATCTGAAATACGTGAGAAGGCTAAAACGTCCATGGTTGCACGTTATGGTACACAACATCCAATGCACGTTGAAGAGATTGTGGATAAGATGAAACAGACGAATTTGGAAAGATATGGAGAGGAATACGTGGGTGCAGTTAGACGCGATAGGTATAAAAAATAGAATAATAGGACTTCAACATCTATAACCCCGAGGGGTTACAGAGACTGAATGTATTCAAGGGAAAGACGTGGTTTGGACATCTCCCATTGCGGCAGATGCAGCTCCATAGACTTGATGACTCATGTTGGTCTGGGCCATATCGACACCGCCGATCGTGGTGTCTGTGCCGCCAGACGAGTTGTAGATAAGGTTGGCAAGGGAATTGTTGGTCTCATTATTCACACCACCCATAACGTTCATAGCGCCTTGTTGGAGTACTTCTAGAGCGTTATAACTTTGTGAAGGGATCATCCAGTTTCCGCTTATTGGTACAATTGGTAAATCTCCTCTAATAGGATCTCCCTGACCTCGTAGTCTGGAATTTCTATTGGCGTACATATACCTGTCATACACGATAGGTTGTTTCATTTCTCCGTCTTGTGTCACAAAAGCTGCTTGATCAGGTTCAGCTACAGTACTTGTGGGCCATCCATCAGCTGACCCTGTCGCTACAGCCATATTAAGGACTTGGTTATAGTCCCCGTTTGTATACGCCGCTGAATAAGGGTTGTGAGGGTCGAGAGGAACTTTAGGCACACCGAGATATTTACTCTCCTGCCATCCATATTGAGGGTTTGCCCCCTGGTACCCCTCACCGCTCATTTCGTTAAAGCCGCTACCTGGAATACCCTCAGCAATCGCGTAATTGAGCGGGTCTGGAGGGTTGGGCTTTTCTGAAAGGGGATCTTGAGGGACACCCATTTGGTTGTAGTTGGGGAACTTGCTCCTCAGGTCTGCACCGTAATTAACGTTTGAGAAGCGGGGGCTGAGGATACCTTGGAAATTGGGAACCTGAAAGAAGTCCTGAGTGTTTGGATTCTGGAACATCTTCTCAGCCTTAACTTGTCGGCTGGGGGTCATCCAAAATCCTTCTTTTGTGTCACATGTATAAGCCATGTAGATCGCTGTTCCGAGAAGTGCGATCAGTACAGTTGTCAACACTACTTGATTCATTTTTATAGAGGTGATAGAATATTTTGGTGGTAGGGGCCCGAAGGGTCGGCGATGCAGGACAATTAAATGAATTTAGCCATATAGAGACATACTCAAAACAAACCATGAATCAACAATCCAAAATAACGGCAAACTCAAAAAATCGTGCAAGCGATCTTACGGGTGAGCGAACGGGCGTGCAGGGGGTGGAGCCCCGCAAGGCAAGCCCGCCCCGCACGCCCCGCCGCACCCGCAAGGTAACCACTCTCGACATGCCAACCAAAGACAAGGTACTGGACACGGAGACAAAGAAGATGGTCCAGTACGTCTCATCTATAGTCAACCTCTCAACTGGCAAACGCTACCGATGTTGGTGGTGCACGCTCACCATAGATAACGAGCCAATCGGGTGTCCCATCGGAGTGAAGTTCTCGTATCCAGACAACGACCCGCAAGCGACCGAAGGTCGCCGGCGGGCTTCGCCCGTCCGCCCCGCAGCCCGCTCAGAAATCACTACATACTCGACAGACGGGGTCTTCTGTTCCTTCAACTGCGCCAAAGCCTACATCAACGAGAAGGAGCGTGCGAACGTGATGTACAAGAACAGCAATGTCCTCCTTGCTCATATGGTCTGCGACATGAACGGACGCATCGCGCCCGTGTCCATTGAGCCATCGCCCGATAAGCGACTTCTGATCGAGTACGGAGGACACATGACGGAACACCAGTACAGACAATGCTTCGACCGCATGCTTTACACCGAGAAAGGTATCATCAAGATGTTCCCAACAACTGTCATATTTCAAGAAGAAGAGAAGCTCAACAGAGGAGGCAGCCGAACACCAACGAGCACTCCTCAAAGACGATAAATTACCGGACAATTCTGTGTCGCCGGCTCATGTTGTTTACAAATCATCTTCGTGAAATAAAATGTTTCAGATCATCCTGATTATACTAATCATCACTTTACTACTTGCATTGGTCTGGTGGAACGTAACAACCAGAGACATCGCATACTTTGACGGCCTCTCGATGGTTGAGCTCGACCCGCGCTTCACAAGACTCACCAAAGGTCAGAAGGACGATCTCTCCGTCGATCTCAAGTTCCCAAAGGACGGTGCCAGAGACGGTATCCTCCTCTTCATGGCGGGGAACGGCACCAACGATTTCCAGATCGTCTACGTCCAGGACGGTAAGCTCATCGTCAACACCAAAAACAGCAAGCCCGCGTCATTTGTTCTGGACCCAGACATTGAGGCCAACGTCAAGAACCAAGATTGGATTAGGTTGGTATTTACCATACCTGATGAGTTCAAAGACGATATGATCTACTTTGGAGGCGCCCCCATTAATCAGATCCCCAAGAACACGCTCAAGTTTGCCGGACAGTCCAAAATCATCCCGTTCAAAAACCTCAAGGCGTGTACCAACAGATGTTACCTCAACGATATCAACCTCAGCGAACAGTTCCAGAGAATAGGCCTCAAATCAGATTGATCACCAAAGCCAAAGCCAAAGCCAAAGCCAAAGCCAGGACCAAGACCAGGACCAGGACCAGGACCAGGACCAGGACCAAAGCCACCACAAAAACCTTAGACGCTTTATTCTATAACCCCGAGGGGTTACAGAAATTCAGAATTTTTATTGTTTCATATATGCGTTGTCGTAGAGCTTGCAGACCTTTCTGGCCGCGAGGTTACCTGGGATGCCGATTGAGTATGGGGGGATGTCGTCACTTGAGGGGTCTGCGCCGCGTGTGGACTGGCCTTGGCGTTGCGTATTGATCATGATGAATCTCTGCATCTTGGCGATGTTATTCTTGGGGTTGTCCTCGTCCTGGGAGAACTGGCCTATTTGCCGTCCGTTCGCAAACAGGAGCAGAAGGGGGACGTACTTGATGGGCGTCCTGGTCCTGAACGACATATCTCTCAGTCTCCAGTTGTTCTGAGCAACGTCCATGTAGGCGAAATTGATGCCTCTGATCATTTTGGAAAGGTAATTGAATGCCGGCTTGACGTCGTCACACCAGGTGCAGTCATTCGTGAAGAAGAACACGAACGAGTAGCCCTGGTCGTTGTGTCTGACGAGTTCACCGTTCTGGATTGCGAAATCATTGGGTGTCAGGAACATTTTATATATCTCCATAGTTTCTTTAGGGGCCTGTGGCTTACCGAGCCGAAGCCTCAGGTTGATGCAAGTTGGAGTAAGACCAGGACAATAAGGAAGATGAGCGTCTTCACGAACATAATCACCATCTCAGAGTCAGGTACCACGCTTTTGAGGAGGTTGTCAACAATTGGCAGACTGAGCACCACGAACAGGATGGCGGGGATGATGATCTTTTTGAGTTGTAGGGACTTTGCTACGGCCTTCCCATCCCCGAACACGTCTCTCATGATGTTGACGTCAATCTCCGAGGGCTGCTCCTGTTGGGACGGTGACAGGTTTGCGATTCTATCAGCCATTTTTTTTGTTCAGGATAAATTAGGTAAATTAGGTAAACAGTTACTTCTTCTTGTGAGTCGGAGTGGTGTCGGATATGTACGAGTCGCGGTCCTTGGCCATCTGCTGCGCCAGTGCTGTGATATCCACCTTCTCCTTCTTCTGGATTTGGGGAACATCGTCTTGGGGTGGAGGCGGTATGTCAACAACCTCGGATTCAGCGACCGAAGGTCGCAGGGCGGGGCTCCGCCCCGCCGATGCTGACTGTTGGCCCTGTCTACCTACAGAGGAGAGATCTGTCCTGTGGGCGCCACCTGGTCGCACGGATTGTTTGTCAGGAGCCTGAGAGGTCTGTGGTAATTCACTCATGACCTGGTCAATCCACATGTATATGTAGTCACGCTCAAACTTCTGCTTGACCTGGTTTGGGGTGACACCTTGGTAATACTCGACTAGTAGAGTGGGTACATACTCAATACCGTTTTTCTGGAGTGTCTCCTTGAATCGCTCGTTGTCTATACAGATCATAGACATACCGGTCACCTTTGGGAAATCGAGTGGTAGTTCTTTGATGTATGACAGCAGGGCTTTCGAGGCAGGAGAGTAATTTGAGTACAAGAGTAGGCAATGTTTTCTATCCATTTTATACACATATGTTTTGCCTTTAGAGAGCTAGCGGCCTTGCGAAGGCGGCGCCTGCGGCCCTTATCACTATATTTCCATGGACTCGTTGCTTGCATCCAGTTGCCCCTGTCTCTCAAGCACTCTGTCCAGGACGCGCTCGGCAAAGGCGTTGCGCTTCTCAGCCGTCACATCTGCGAGGTCGCCCCCTCTGTACTTCTTGGGTACGTTGCTGATGAACGGGAAGAAGCGTGAATGGTGGTTCAGCTCAGCAGTGAGATTGTTCATGCCATAGGGCTGGCTCGCCAACACATCTGCCACGGACACAATGACGAGGGCGTAGAAGAAGGTGAATGGCTCAGATGATCCTACATGGTCAATGTAATCATCAACGGTCTTGAGGTCATCATATCCTTGCCATTTTTGGATGTAGTTGCCCAACTCCCAATGGAGGTCGATGATTCTGGCACATATAGGGAGGTCCTCCTGGTTGAAGCCCAGCTCACCCAATAGGTCATTGATCTTGAAGAAATCTATCTGTTTCATGTTTTTGTCGAGGATGGGTAAGGGTCGCGTGCCGCGTATGTAGTCACCTCCGAGCTCGGGGTGTTCGGGGATTGAGAAGTAGACACAGTCATGGCTCCTCTTGGTTACGCGATCACTGTTGGGTGCCATCTTGCCGATATCGTGGATGAAGGCGGTTGCCGCTATCTTTTTTTGGACGTCTAGGTCTGGGATGCCGTATTTGGGTGTATTCAAGACGAGCTGTTCGGCAAAGAGGAGTGACCATATAGAATGCTCAAGTAGGTTACCTGCATGGAAGTCGACATTTGTGGACTTGTAGAGTGCCATCTGGTCAAGAAGCTGGGCTATCTCAACAGGTGCGTCCTTCAGGTTGGCGTGTTGCCAGTCTAAAGGGTTTGTCAAGTTCCTCTTGAGCCATTTGAGGGGGTTGCAGAACATGAACTCTAGGTGAAAGTACATCTGTTTATTTTCAACTGGTGTGTTGGATGCGTAGCCAGCGTAGTCTTTGGGGATGTAGGTGCAGAGCCAGTCTGTGAAGGGTAGGTCGATGTCTCTATAGGATCGACGCTTCTTACGTTTGATGCTAATGTTGCCAAACTCGTTCTCTGAGTAGTCTGCCTCAAGGTTCTCCAGGTCGAACATGAAGCGTAGCTGCTCCTTGTTCTTGTTTGGTACATTGGGGTCGTTGAGGAGGCGCCAGATATTGAAGTTGTTGTCTAGGAGAAAGAAGATACAGTCTTCCTTCAATTCGTAGACGTTGACGCACTTGTTGCCGCACGTCTTTGCAAAGTTGGGGTTCTGGAGCGAGTACGTCTCCGCAGTCTCGGGTGTTCCGAACCAACCGGGTGACACCTTGAAGAACTTGGTCGTCTCAAATGCGACGCTCTGACTGGGTTGGTCTACGACGTCTTTCATGAGATCACTTTTATTGACGCCCGAAGGTGCGCCCATCCTGTGTGGCTTGTAGAAGTCGATACCGGCTGGGAACTCGACGTTGGCATTGGCGAGGGCTCCTGAGCCGTGGTAGAGCTGCATACCTTTGGGGAACTTGACGACCTGGTACTCGCCGTCAAAGTAGTAGGTACCGCATGAGAAGTAGTTCATTGGGATCTGAGCACCACCGCCCAGATTGATATTGGTTTGACCACCTTTTTTCCAATCCCATAATTGAATCTTAGAACATGCCATTTTGTATTGGTGATTAAAATTCGTAACCCACAAGGGTTACGAAAGCATGTTGGGGGGAGACTCAATTGAAGATCGGCAAGTGGTCATTATGAACTTCAACTCTGTGCATCTCAGGAGTGATGCCTTCCTTTTCACGTAATTGAAAATATCCATTGATGTTGCTCTCGATGTCACCTTCGTAGAGGGTGATCCTATCCCTGTAGACAGGATAGACCTTCTCGAACTTGACGCGGGCGGTGTCGGTGTCGTCGAAGATGACGAGCTTGGTGACGTCCTCTTCGGCCAGGATTGCCTTGACGTGATCGTTGTCGAACCCGATGAGGATGACGCGACGTTCATTTGAGTTTGAGTTTGATTGCTTGGAGGGATATGAAATGGCTAACATTTTCTGAAAGGATGGTTGCCTTTAGCCCACATGCGTTCCTTAAGGTCTTTGTTTGCAAGCTTATCATGGCTGACTTCATGTACTTATAAGTTGAAATTTGCCTCCAAAAATATGGGGTAAAGTAAATACTATGTACTTAACACGTTTGGCAACTGATGAAATCGACATCGGTGACGAACGCTCGCTGGCCGAGTACTCAACGTTCCTGGCATCACACATCAACTCAATGGACAGGCTCATTGAGGTGATCAGGAATCTGAAGTGTAAACTAAAGACTGACAATCTTGAAGGTTTCTTTGAACCATTGAGGCCGTACATTGAGACGTACAAGCCCAAACAATCCGTTATCCTGAAGACATCACATGCGTTCTGCGACTGCTGTGAACTGTACGTGCCTTCACATCTCTGCGTCTGGGTTCGAAACAACTCCGAGCTCTTTGAAACAGAGATCGCCTTCTACGACCGCCTTCTGAGGCACTTTGGATCCCTTATCAAAGCTGACGTCTCACCATACCCTGTCGATGAGCTATATATCGGCGAAGACACGCCGTTGTCGGGTCAGACCAATCGTGAAAAATTGAAATTGCTCAGTTCTGTTGTAAGACATTATGAATATATCTGTAAATATCTAATGTAACAAGTAAAAATGTCAATTAGCACCGGCACCGCAGCGACCAAAGGTCGCCTTCGTAGCGCCATCCGTTCCGTCCGCGCTGTCGTTCACGCGACCACACCTCTCGCCCTCAAGAACATCTTGGGGATTGGCCGCGTCCTCGACCAGCGCGGCCGCTCTCAGTGGCACGTATGTAATGAAGGTCAACATCACAATCGCTACTCGGTGGCACCCAGAGACATCACACTTGGCAAACCATGCACAAGCAAGTACACAAACAATGCATGCTCAAGAAATTTTGAGGCGGCAGGCGTCTATTTCAGACTCAGCACAGACAGGGGTGACCCGGTCCACAACCCACTCAAACCTATCCAGATGTTGTTCTCACCTCACTTGCTTTCCCAATACGACACCTGGACGCTTAACAGCGTCGTGAACAACGGCTTTGTGTTCGGCCCCCACGGCCACTGCCTCACCAGCATGATCACAGGCAAACAGGGCATCACCTATTTCGCGAACATCGAGGAAGACGAGATCGAAGACATAGACCCGTCTTCGGCAGAGCTGCTCATCCCCGGGGACGTCAACCTCATCAACCTTGAAAAGGTGATTGTGCCTGTTTCGATCGTGAGGGAGGTAGATGCATTGGGTGTGCTTGATCAGGCGAAAAATTTGATTGCTCCAGAGTTGAATATCTAATAAACACATTTATGAGCATAAAGTAATAGACAAAATGACTACGTCCAACAACACTATTGCTACAAATATGTCAGCAACCACTTCTAAGAAGATCACCAAGCAGATCGTTCAACAGCAGCTGATGAAGAAGCAACCAGACGTGGATAAGGAGCGACCATCCGTCGAGTTGTACTCCGCAGAGTACAGAGACCAGCGATGCATACCTCACAGCACCAACGTCAAGAGCTACGTCTTTAATGGCGACGAGCTCTTCTTCGAGGGCTACCCTTACTCTATCGAGCTCACCCAGACCAACTATGAGGGGCTCGAGTTTGAGAAGTGTAGGTTCTTTGAGGCGCACGAGGGTACCCTACTCAGAGTGTTCAACATCGGCGGAAAATGGTACACCTCCACAAACCGACGCCTGGACGCCTTCAACAGCAAATGGGCAGCAAAGACGACCACATTTGGTCTTCACTTTGCCCACGCAGTCCGGGAGAACATCAGAGCCCTCAGCGACGAAGAGTTCTTTGAGGATGAAGAGGAGTCCTTTGAAGAGAAGAAGAAGGTTGCGAGGGAGTACTTGAACAAAATCTACGAGGCCAACCTCGACAAATCCAAGAAGTACATGTTCTTGATCGAACCCTGCAAAGAGGAGCGCATCGTCTGCCTCACAAACTCGCCCCGATTCTTCAATATTGGCGTCTTTGACAAGGACAACAACCTGTCTCTTACTGAAGACGTTGTGTTGGATGGTTTCATGGTTCCAAAGCCTCAGGAGCTGTTCTTTGAGGATATGAGGGAGATGCTACAGGCGCTCGACAACATCGATATCAAGCGCATTCAGGGCTTCATCGCCATCCAGAGCGAGCAGGGTCGCGACGACAAGCATTTCAAGATCTTGACCAACCGTTACAAGTACTACTTTGGCCTCAGGGGCAACACATCAAGCATCAGGTTCAGGTTCCTTGAACTTGAGTACCAGAACACCCTCATTCATCTAGGCCAAGGAACCAACCAACAGACCACCGCTCAAACCAACCAGATGTTGATAGACTTCTGCGATATGTACGACTTCAACGCAGAGCCCCTGCTCAACTACATCTGGCGCGTGGTCGTCGAGGACCTCTTCCAGAAGTACCAAATCAGATACATCAAGAAGAACCTTGCTGACCCATCAATGTCGCCCAAGCAGGACAAGATGCTCAAAGAGATTCACATGCACTTTAGTGAGTCGGTGAGGGCAGGGCGTCGTCGCCAAACTGACCGTCTCAGGATTAGAGACATCCTGGCGATGCAGAAGCCATCTTACCTCAATCAACTCATTGCAGAGTATGAGAAGAAGGACAAGGACGCAGAGCGAGAACGTCGTATGAGGGAAATGTAAGACCAAGTGATGTCCACCCACTATTTTAATTAGGCCACCGTCCAGATCATCGGACTTGAAATTTAACTCTTCGGGGTTAAATTTTTACGATAAGACGATTACTAGGACGAATTAAAGACAGCCGATCTATAAGGTGAGAGAAAATGTATCAGACCGTAAGTCAATTGTTAAACAACCCCCTCAAGCTCGTGTACCTCAATGAGCAGTACATGCAGGAGACCTTCAAGTTCAAGGACCACGACATCCAATTTCTGAAGCTATTCTGGCAACCAGACTTTGACGAGTCGTGGTTCCTCCTTGATGAACCATTCATCGAGACTTGGCTCATTCAGGATACCAACCTCAATCTCAATCAATTATATCAGCATATCCTCTTCACCATGTTCCACAAAGACGCCGACTACAAGCTCTCTTTGGAGACTAACCCAGAGAGTATGTACATGGTGAAAGGGCACTGTCTCAAAGATCTGTGCATCATCTGCAACAAAATCTTCAGGGCCTTCTTTATCAAGCTGGGGCGCGTAGCGCACATGCTCGTTCTCACCAAATCGGTAGAGGAAACCTCTACCCAGATCAAGCTCAACAGAACGTCTAGACAGCTCGACGCGCTGTCCCGGAAGACGGACAACCTCACCTTCCTCATTGAAGAGATCGTGAGCGAGCGCGTCGCAGAGGTGACCAGCAAGGTAGCGCCAAACTCAGGGTGCGAGGAGGTAGTTAACCTCGTTAGATTACCTGCACCCAGTGAACTCCATTCTGAAGCTCGGTCGGCGCTGCCCGTTCATCTCAGGGGGGCCGGGTATGTCGTTATCAGATGCCTCCGCAAGAACTATGCTAAGCACCTGAATAGAGTCAAGTCTTATGTCGAGCGACCGAAGCGATCGGCTGACGGTGGTAACAATCTGATGGTAGAAGAGGTATTCAGTTCACCGGTCGCAAATGGAGGCGTCGACGTCGTGAAGGAGCTCGGGGACGCGGGCGTCAAGACACACAAGAACAACGGCGTGTCCTCTGATGACCACATAGCCCTGATTGAGAAGGTCAAGACCATCCTCAAGATGATATGATCTACGAAGGCGAGCGACGGAAGGCGGGGCTAGCGACCTTCGGTCGCCGGCGGGCTTGCGGGGCTCTGCCCCGCCTTCCGTCGCCCGTCCGCCCCGCAAGCTCGGTACCTTCGGTATTATAACTAGTGTTCATTATCTATCAGATAATGAAAAATCAACCATTTCGTGGCAAAATTTGAATAGATTTATTGACGAACAATCTAATATATTAAAAGGATGAGTAATACTAAGAATCATCACGCCATGTCCCTCAATGAGTTCCTACGGGAAATGAAAGCACCCAATGACCCCGCCCATACACATGTGTCAATGGGCACCCCAAGAGGCACCTATGCCTTCGGGTTAAAGATGAAGGACTTCTGGCAGATATACAATGTCAACTTGTCTCAAAAGAAGCTTATGTATCTCGCTGAAAACCCAGGCAAGGAGACACCCATCCTGGTTGATATTGACCTCAGAGTCAAGAAGTCAGTCCTCTCTAAGGACGAGGAGAAGCGCCACCTCTACACCGATGATCAGGTCGTAGAGATCGTCAGTGCGTACCAACAGGCAATCCATGAGGTTGTAGACTTCGCAAACGTAGATGCTGACAAGCGAGACAGCGCATACACGTGCGTGCTACTTGAGAAGAAGCCCTATGAGACCGATATATGCGGAGAGAAGTACATAAAGAACGGCTTCCATCTCCACTTCCCCAAACTGTTCCTTGATAAGAAGGTGCTAGAGGTCTACATCATCCCCAAGGTGCAGGAGCGCATCAACGGCCTGTTCGACAACATCGGCGCCAAGGACTTCCTAGACACCAATTCCATCAACGTCCACTGGCTCCTTTACGGCTCTAGGAAACAAAACAATGCCCCATACAAAGCAACCAAGTGCTTCCTTAAAGATGCGGAGGAGGTCAGCCTTGAGGAAGGGCTGAGCGACTACGTTTGTAGCAGGTACTTAGGTGAGACAAAAGATGACGTCAAATGTGAAGGCAACGTGAAGGCTATGCTGCCCCGCATCCTCTCCATCTTCCTTTACGACAGAGCAGATCACTACTTCTACAACCCCAAACCCAGTGTAACCACTCCCCTTATGAAGACCTTTGAGATGGTCAAAACGAAGAGGAAGCAATACGACAATGACTCTGTTGAGAAGCAGCTCCAGGATGCACAGCAGCTCATCCAAATGTTGAACTCCTCACGCGCCGATGACCGCTCTACCTGGCTGCGCGTCGGGTTCTGTCTTTGGCAGATCAGCGGTGGTGACGACGACGGCTTCTCGCAGTGGCTCGAGTTTTCCGAGCAGAGCGATAAGTTCGACGAGAGCGAGTGCCTGTCCCTCTGGCAGAAGATGCGCCCCAGTAGTCTCACGATCGCCACGCTCAAGTTCTACGCCAAGCTGGACAGCCCCGAAGAATATGAGAAGATGATAGAAGATAAGACCGAACACCTGGTCATCGAGGCCGTCAACGGATGCCACACCGACGTTGCCAAAATCTTGAACAACGAGTACGACAACGAGTTTGTGTGTACCTCAATCAGCAACAAGGAATGGTACCAGTACAAGGACCATATCTGGAAGCCCCTAGACAGAGGCACCAGGCTCCGCGAACGCATATCTGACGAAAACGGCATCATCATCAAGCAGCTCAAGTCTAAGCGTCGCGACATCTACAGCACGCTAGAAGACCTGGACGGAGACGACCCTGAGAAGAAGGACTGTGAGAAGAATCTCAAGACGATCAACAACCTCGTCAGACAGTGTAAAGCAACACCTTTCAAGAACGCTGTGATGGTAGAGTCGCAAGAGGTGTTCTATAACCCTGATTTCCACAACCTCCTAAACAAGAATCCATACTTGGTCGCCTTCAAGAACGGCGTCTACGACTTTGAGAACGACAACTTCAGAGACGGTAACCCAGAGGACTACATCTCAGTGGCGCTACCTATTGAATACACAGACTACGGCTCATTTGACCACCCAGATGTGATGGAGGTAGACGACTTCTTTCAGAAGGTCTTCCCAGACCATGAGGTCCGCGACTACTTTCTGGACCAGGCATGCCATGTCTTTGTGGGAGGCAACCACCACAAGGTCATCCTGTTCTGGACCGGCGAGGGCAACAACGGCAAGACGGTCACGCAGACCTTCTTTGAGAAGATGCTCGGTAAGCTGGCCGTCAAGTTCAGTACATCTCTCCTCACGGGTAAGAAGGCCAATCTCGGTGCTGCCAATCCTGAGATGGCTCGCGCTGGTGATGGTGTGAGGTGGGCTGTCATGGACGAGCCCAACGCCGACGAGATGATCAGCTCAGGTACGCTCAAGGCTCTGACTGGCAACGACTCGTACTGGGCCCGTGACCTGTTTCAGAAGGGTAAGGAGACTAGGGAGATCCAGCCTCTGTTCAAGTTGCATATGATTTGCAACAAGCTTCCAGCCATCAAGGACGCAGACAAAGCGACGTGGAACAGGATCCGTGTCATCCCCTTTGAGAGCACCTTCAAACCTGAGAATGAGTGCCCCCAAGACGTTGAAGAACAGATCAATCAGAAGATCTTCCCCATGGACAAGAACTTCACAAACAAGATTCCGAGGATGGCGCAGCCGCTGGCCTGGTACCTCATTCAGAGATGGCGCACCATCAGGAAACTAGAGCCCGTGGAGCCTGAGAAGGTCAAGGTGGCTACTGACACATACAGGCAGGAGAACGACATCTACAAGCGGTTTGAGGAGCAATGCATCTTCGCGAAGCCGGATTCCAGGCTCACTCCTGCCACACTCTACTCTCACTTCAAGGAGTGGTTCAGGGAGGAATGCCCCAACTACATCACCCCGACCAGGAGCGCCGTCAGACAGCACTTCATCATGCAATGGGGTGAGCTCCAGAAAGGTAAGTACTGGTCTCACAAGACGTGCAGTCAGTTTCCAGTCAATGACAATGACGAAGACGAAGATGAAGACAGCGGAACCGAGGGAGTAAAAATCAACCCATACCTGTAATCAAGAATACTCAGATGTACCATATGTGCCTTAGTAGTTAGATTTGATAGTAAGTTTAGATTTGTAAGTTAGTCGTAACCCTCAGGGGTTATGACATGATTAGATATATGTTTACTCTTCGTCACGCTGGCGCATATCTGCGAACTGGAGGTAGTCGTCGCATCCAAACCTGAAGTCCGGGACTTGGTCTGCCTTGAAATAGAAGACGGCGTCGGTCCACTCGTTGCTCTGGATCTGGTTGTTGATGTAGATACACGTGTAGTCGGTGGTGAGTTCGTTCATGAGCTGGCAGAAGATGGCGTATGAGGGGATGATGCTGGCGAAGTTCTTGTAGATCTTTTCGCGGTTGGCCTGATTGGGATCCCTGAAGATGAACACACCGTCTATGTTGGTTCTGATGTTGGGTTTGAAGTCAAACACATATTGGTTTGCGAAGATGGCCAACATGTTCCAGTGCCGCCCGTTCTTGAAGAGTCCCTGGAGCAAGGGGTCGTTGAAAATCTTGACGTCGTCCATACAGTCGTCCATCACAAGCACTGCCCAGGCGTTGGGTAGATGTTCTTTGGCGAGCTTCTGACGTTTGATGAAGTCTGCGACCACGTCCTTCTTGTACTTCTCGTAGATGAAGAGGTCTGGAAAGAGACGTGAATAGAACTTGTTGCTGTCCTCGGAACCTGAGATGACGAGGCCAGTAGGGATGACGTGCTTCTTGGCGTACAGAAGATGCTTGATCAAAACGGACTTGCCTGAGCCGGGTTTGCCAATGATGGTGATCTTGGATCCTCCCAGGTTGGATTTGAGGCTCTCGGCATTTGGTCTGATGGAGTCTATGTTCAATTCCTTGATAGAAATCGTTTTAACCATTTTTCATCAAGAGTTAGATCTCTAACCCCCTAACGGGCTTGCGGGGCCGCTCGGTCGCTGCCCGGTGACCATCGCGAGTTGATTGTAAAGAAGGATATACTCAAAAAAATTGAATTATGAATAGTAATGATGATAGAAAAGAATAAAGCAATCATGTCTAACCAAATAGTCAACGTTATCTCCGCTGAACAAGACCCCGCATTTCACAAACTCAATGTAGAAAACATCGTCCTTGATTTACCCAAGTACGCCCCTGCCCCCGGGCAGAAAGGTATCTGGCTCAACATCAAGTACAAATATAGCAAAAATGGAAAGGAAAAACAGGACAAACTCAAGATTCAGACATCCGAGCTATTCTCGTACGGTATCTCACGCTATGGTATGAAGGCCAATCTCGGTGCTGCCAATCCTGAGATGGCTCGCGAAGATACGTCTCCCCCCAAGATGTGTTTTGTCATGGTGAACAGGAAGCTTCGCGAGGCCATAGCCAAAGGTGAGGATATCAGTGAAGAGGATGCCGAGGACATCAAGGTCGAAGACGAGACCATCAAGATGTTGGAGGACATCACTGAAAAAGTCAAGGAGCTCATGAAGGAATCCGATATGATCAATGCCCTCGGTAAGCAGCGCGACAAGAAGAAGTGGCTCATCAACGTCGATGGCATGGAGATCATCAAGAGGAAGGAGCAGGAGAACGGCATCGACTCGGTCTACGTCTACTCCAAAGTCGTCACAGCCAACAATTTCATGAAGACCAAGTTCCACATATTAGACGACAACGAAGAAGAGGGCGTCAGGGACCTCGACCAGGACGAGACCGTAGAGACGCTTGAGAAGAAGGAGTTCAACTGTAAAGCCACAGCCATGCTCGTGATTGACAGTGTCTTCGTGGGAACGGAGCCTTACCTACAGGTGAAGCTGGCTGAGGCCGTGATAAGCGAGTTCAGCGAGTACAAGGTCAAGCGCAACATCATCATGCCTGCTCGCCTCAGGAACAAGTCAGCTGACAAGAAGAAGTCAAATAGTAAGCTGTATGACTCTGACTCTGATTCCGATGACGACAAGAAGGACACCAAGAAGACCACAAAGAAGGTTATCAAGGACGACTCTGACGATTCAGAATAAACTGGGATGCGGTACTTTTTATTATTAGGCCAACAGCGCACGGTCGCAGGAGGACTTCCCTCCATCTAAATTTAACCCTTCGGGGTTAAATTAACAGAATGGGTTAAGTAGTATCTTAGGGTATACAAAAATGAATAGCCAAATCAATGATCAGTCGCTCTGGAATGACGCCGCAATTGAAGAGACTATCAAGCGTATGGACCCCGACAAACTGTATCGATATCAGAAGATGGCCCAGAGCTTATACGACAAGGCCAATGATCCTAACCCTCACACCATCAATATGGAGGTCGCTGCTCAAATAAGGTTGATGTTGCGTGACGGCCTACATCCTGACATGCTTGAGGAAAATGAACGCCAGATCTACATCGATGCATACGGTTTAAAGTCACTGGAGGAGTACTCAAAAGATGACGACAACACAAGCGACGATCAAAGCCCTGATTCAGACCAAGGCCAAGATCAAGGACTACCAAGTGATGATAAATGGACTACGAAAGCAGGAAAAAGAGTTGGTAAAAGAGATCCAAAACTACCTTAACGAACTAAACGAGCCGGGTATTCGCGTCGACGACAACACGTACATCACGCTGGCGAGCCACGAGAAGAAGATCAACCTCAGCAAGAAGGAACATGAGCAGCGCGTGCGTGACATGCTCTACTCGCGAGGTATCGACGACGAGGACTTCACCATGCAGCTCCTCAACAAGACCAGCGACGTGGTACAGGAACAGAAGATCAAGATCAACAAGGACAGTTAGGAGCGACCGAAGGTCGCTAGCCCCGCAGCGGACAGACTATGGACTTCACAGCGACACTTTATAACCACTAGTGGTTATAAATTTTGATGGTTGGACCTTCGGCTACCGCAATAAGAACTTACAAGCCTAACAGATCGTAATCTATGTCCTCATAACAATGGAGATCTACGTCCATCATGCTCTCGAGCCAGTCTCGGAATGGTGCCAGCTTGGGCACGTTATGAGCTAATATATCTAGACCTTTGTATCTGATGTACAGTTCATGCGTCTGGGCGTAATCTGAGAAAAGGTCAAAGTCTGGGCCGTACAGCTCCTGTCCAACGTTGTGGTTGAAGTCGTATCTATAGATGTCCCGTAGAGAGTGTACAACTAGATATTGGTTTACTGTCCTTATATATGCCGTGTTTAGTTTGAATTTGGCAATGAGGTCAGTGACCTTCACCTTGATGTCTTCTTTGGTCTTGCGCCCCCTGAACTCTATATCTTGGTATGAGCCAAAAGTGACTAGCTCAAGATCGATAGGGAACAGAGGTGCGGCACACTCTTCTGGGGTGTTAGGAGGGGTTAATAAATTCAAGGTTGACATGGTTAATTACAAGTTGTCTTTATTATGGTTATCTTTAACTCAAGCTCTTTAACTCAATATCTTTATGGGTCGTCGAAGCAACACTCGAGAGCCAACTTGATGGCTTTGTGAGACATACCTACCTTCATACTTTGATCTATCAAACCCATTCCGCTCAGGTTTTGCTTACCTTTGGTAACAATCTTCATCTGGTGGCACTTCTTGAGGAGCTCAAGCAATGAGTCCCAGTACCTATCAGTTGAGTCCTGAATGAGCTTGACCACGTTTTTATGAACCCTCTCCAACTCAGGTATGACGTTCTTGAAGAGCAGTGTCCCAAGATCAAGGACAACAAACAGCTTGGTCTCCTTCGGCCCGTTTGCATAGAAGATGTCAATCTCCCCGTCTTCGTCAAGCACAATCAAGTACTCCTCGGAGATGATTCCTATCTTGTATGGGATGGACTTGAGGGACGGCTCGAGGCGCTTGATAAGATCGACAAGGCCTTGGGGTGTCGACGTGGCATGCACCTCCTTAACAATGGACACGTCTGGGTCAGCGGCCAGAACAGCCTCAAAATTAACTTCATTGTCCCTCCATCTTGACAAGGATAGAAATTTCCTTGTGTCCATCTTGATCTCGTGCTTTGACGGTATGTAGAGGAGGCATGGTGTGCCGTTCTCCGTATTGAAATGTACGTAGCGTAGCTTGTCGTTCCGGCCGTAGAGCTCCTTCACCGTACATCTGAGGGCGGGTCTGCCACCACTCGTACTTCGGCCTGTTAGCAAGTCATACAATTTAGAATACAACAACATGTTTTTACTCACAGGAGTGATCTTTAGAGCCCTTTAAACCCACAGTCATCTAATGAGTAATTGATGAAGTCATTAATCTATAAATACTCTTTTTTACGTCACTCAGTAAGCGAGCGACCTGCCGAGCGGAGCTCGGCCGCCGGCGACCTTACCGAGCGGAGCTCGGCCGGCGGAGCCGCTCGGTCGCTGCGACCGAAGGTCGCCTCCGTAGCCCCGCAAGGTCGTGCACTGCTCTTCGTTGTTCGTTTCCTCTTCGGTGACGCCTTGCCCTCTTCGATGACTTTGATCAGTTCAGCGTTGACGATATTCTCCAGTTCATCTTCGTTTGTGTCGATGCGGAGCGGCTCCAGGTCGCACATGGCCGACTCGCACGGAGGGGATCGTGGAGAGGGTCTGTCGTATGGCTGTTCATATGATCCTTGATCATGAGGTTGTTGAGGATGATCGCTGACAGGTTTTTCGGCTACGTACTTGGGTCTATACATGGCCTGAAGGTCATCGGGAGGAGGGGGTCTGGCGAACATCATCTCAATTGCCTCGCAACGCTTGGAGAGCTTGAACATCTCCTGGTTCTGAGCTGTAACCTTGGTGTACATGAAGTAACCCACAATGGCGATGGCGACAAGACATATCGCACACACTATGATATTTTCCAAGTTCATTTTCTGATACCCACATAAATCGTTAACTCATAACATACAGAACTTGTTGATCATGTCCATATCTATTTCCAACTGACCTAAATTTATAACCTGATGTTATAAAATGAAGCTCCAACCAACCTGTTCTATTTGTTTGAGTAAGATCAAGATCATTGATCTGAGGATAGGCTCCAGACGTATGGGTCCTGGGCGCAAGCTCCTATGCAAGCACGTCTTCCATGCCTCATGTATAGACGGTATCTACAAGCCCCAGTGTCCACTATGTCAACACCCTATCTTCAACACAGACGAGGAGGCGCTGCTTACCTGTGCGACGGAAGAGGCGGCGATCGACATTCTCAAGAACCTCCACGAGCGTGATATCAACGTCAAGAACGTCTTCACCTTCCTCACTACCCCCTCTAGCATAAACTCTGTTGATAAGTACAAGTGGATAGTGGACCTCATGTACAAGTACTGCGACTTCACGGAGCTGCTCGCTGATAATCTGAATGATAAGGTCCTCGTAAAGGAGATCGTTGCTAGAGGCAAGGTCAATTGGTTCAAGACCTTCTATGGTGGTCTAACCTTCTTTGACTTGGTATACGAGCGAACAGACGACCCCGAGATCATAGCACTAGTACATGAGAGGTTACCTCATCAGAGTAAACCGGAGATCATCACTGTCTTGAGACCAACATCGACACGACCTACAACAGAGTCCGTTGTACCAGATCAACAACCATTAGTTCCACCCAGAACATACCAACGACACAGACGCATGGACAGCATGTCAGGTGCCACCAACGAACATCAACTATGGGGTACGTCAGGACCATTGAGGCCGGAACGAACAGCAACTGTTAGACGATCCCTGAGAGGTCCAAGATCTAAAGATCAATATGAGCAACCCTATCCATCTGCACCTCCTATTGAGTTGATGATCTGATATGAGCCATCAGACCTCATAACATAGACTTAGATAAATGATTTAACACCACCACGGTAATAGAAAATGTTCGTGACTATGATTTTCTACCTATTTACATTGATCAACCTCTTTGCCGTGAAGGACATCTACTGGCCACTATTGAAGGACCATATTGACGCTTTTGTGGCTCTTCATGACATCACCCGTAGTTGGTATACCGCCACCGTATGGGCCATCTTCTTCATCAAGATGTTAGCCATGGAATTATACAAAAAGAAGGTCACCAAACTGGAGCAGTGGTGGCACAAGACCGCAATCCCCCTCGGCAATGACAGGTTTCTACTGACTCACTATATTGATGGGGAGAAGGTTAAGCTGATCGTCAAGAAGCGTGAAGATGAGGTTATAGCTGTAGTGGACGATAACTACGAGGAGTGTTACATGGACGATGCCAAACCATTCCTCTTGTATGAACAGGAAGATCTGGGACCAGAGGCGCTTGGTCTTGACAAGACCCTCATCATCCAAACAGAAGAAGGGGAAATCCTGAGGAGAGAAGTAAAGACCAAACAGGAATAGATCTTTTGAAGAGGGTTATGTATAGACCAACAAAGACAAAATGAGTATATTGATCGTTCCATACAACGGCGAGAGCGCTGAGCTCACCAAGGTTTTGAAGGAATATAATGTGACCATACCCAAGAAGAAGGAGTGCAAGGGTGGATCATGTCCTATCCCGAAGCCTCTCAAGATGATGTCTGCTGCTGAGGTCGAGAATAGCATCGCCAACGCCATCAAGAATGTTACCAATGTGAAGCAGATCACCGTGCTGGCCCTGAACGATAAGGACCAACTCAGTCTTGTGGATATGAGTCGTGCAGGCGACTGGGGCACCATGAAGAAGGGTGTAACCGTCAAGATCATAAATTCATCATAAATGGAAGTGGTCGCCGACTGCAAGCGCTAGGGTTTTGTAACCTCTCGGGGTTACCAAACGAGTATTTTTCAAACAAACGATGTGTCGCCTTACGAATACGTGATACGGACCATTGAGCCGACTCCTGGTTTGTCGAAGCCATACATCTTCTTTGCGTCAGATAGTGACATCTCTGGCTTCATGAAACGTCTGTTTACGTAATTATGGGCATCGACAAAGAACTTGAAGAGGTTCTCCCGTGATGATGTGGCTTGGTCTAAGTCGACCGTCTTCAAAAACGCAAAGAAGTGTTCCTTACAGGCGAGGCACGGGATAAGGAGTGGCATGTTGCCGATGATCTTCTTCATACCGTCTTGAACAAAGATAGTTGGTCTGTTGGGATACGTTGTGGTGGCATTATGGAACGTGAACCAAAAGGCAGGTCCAAACGCGTCCGGGTCGTATGAAGATCCCTGTGTAGTTGTCGTTACTTTGACCTCAATGGGTTGTTGATAGAGTTCGTTGGCTCTGGCGTACATTTTAGTATACCTGGGTTTTTTATAGCTCATGATTCCTCCTGAATAATTAGATCCAAATTGTCAATCAATATATGGCTTACCAAGGTTGTCGAGCTTGAGGCCACTGACCATGTTCATGAGGTTGTTGATGTCGACTGCCTCGTTGCGCTCGACAGCCCCCATGGTGTCGGTCACGACCTTTAGGGTGCTCTTCGTCTCGTCGTCGAGCTCGTTCTGGACACTGCCGATGACGCTGGCGACGGTGCCGGTGAGGTCCTTGATACTGTATTTGCCTGTCTGGAGGTTATTCTTGATGTTGCTGACCATCTGCTGGAACCCGGGCTTGGACATGAGGGCATTGATGTCGCTGATGTCTTCCAGATCGCCCATGGTCTTGACCTGCTGAATCACATCAGACATGATGGGGTTGTTCTCGAACGCTGCCATCGCCCCAGTAAGACCAGTGGCCCCACTGGCAGGCATCATCTCAGCAGGCTTACCATCAGGGAACATGACCTGTTCAACCTTCAGGATGTTCTCCCAGAAGATGTCGTTGTCGGAGAAGTTGTCCATGGCCAAAGTGATGGACGTCTTTCCGGTCTTGAAGTCAGGGGAAGACATCTTCTTGTCGGCCAGGTTCTGATTGGCGACGAGGAAACGTTTGAAATGTTCGACCTCCTCGGCCTTGTCGGTATCAGACGAGATCTTGTTCAAATGTCTGTTGGTGTAGGTAACGATCATGGGGTAGCGGCGCTTGGCGTATTTGAGGGATGAGAAAAACTCTGTGAGGGCATCAAATTCCATCTTTTGTTTTCGCATACGCCCCGTTAAACCATTAAACCCCTTCAGAACATCCTATATCAGTGGTTCATTGTAACTTAAATTGGACAGATGTTTGATCATGTTGCGCTCTAATTGTTATAGTCAGATTGTACAGAAGTACCAGAATAGGGCTCCTGCAATAAAGCCAATGAGAAGAGACCAAGCCCAATAGATCTCTACCACGAATAGGAGGCCAAACACGATGAGCATGACTAGGAACGCGAGGAGGAGGGTGCGTGAGTTGTGATCTATGCGCTCTAGCGCTATGGAGCGACCTTCGGTCGCAGGGCGGGGCTCCGCCCCGTAGTCCTCGTCGGCGATCTCTCCCATGTACATATATGTCATTTTCACTTGTTTTTTTACTTCCTGGAAAATAATACATCTTTCTGATAAGTGACTATGAAATTATTGTGTAATTTAACAGGTTAATGACAAACGGATTTACAATGGCTTAAGAAATATCAACCACTATACAAAGACTAAATGGTGAAAGAGGAGAACGCCCATTATCACAACGTGAACAAGTTTGTCGTTGCTTTCCTGAACGCTAGCGCGTTCGCAACCCCGGAGTTGATTGATGAGTGGAAGACCAAGTCAAACCTCAACAAACTCAAGAGTGCTATCAAGAAGACCGACAAGCCCAGCCACCCCCCGCGCCCCAAGAGTGAGTACATCTTCTTCTGCGAGGAGGTGCGCCCTATCATTCAGGAGGAGATGCGCAGGGAACTGGGTGAGGACGGGAAAGAGTGCAAGATCGACATCCATGATGTCACGTGCGAGCTTGGCCGCCGGTGGAAGCAATTCAAGCAGGTCCCCGATCCTGAAATGAAGAAGAGGATCGCCGAGTTGGCAGAGACCGACAGGAAGCGCTACCACATCGAGAAGGATGCCATGCAGAAGAAAGAGACCAAGAACGACAACCATCTCAAGAGTAAGTACCTCTACTTCTGCAAGGAGGAGCGCGACAAGAATCCCAAGATCATGCTCTCCAACATCGCAATCATGTGGGCTGCCAACAAAGACGATGACAAATTGAACGAACGTTACCAGACCGCAAAAGAGAAGGCTATTGCAGCCCCCGTTTCTATTGAGGCGTAAATTGCTTCATTACTCTTAAGAGTAATGAAATATCACTACGGCTATCATTAAGGTACGGCTATCATTAAGGTACGGCTATCATTAAGGTACGGCTATCATTAAGGTACGGCTATCATTAAGGTACGGCTATCATTAAGGCTATTACGGCTATCATTAAGGTTATCACTACGGTAATACTGGTATGTAACTCAATTGATCATTCATCCTTGCGCTATGTATTTGGACTCTTTGCGGCGTCTGGGTAACTTGATGGTCGTCTTTGGTACGTTTACAGCTTCCTTGTCTTGAATCGTCCGCGGCGCACTCTCATCTAGGAAGAGCCTGTTCACTGAACCTCCGTGTTCCTTATATTTCTTAACACGGCTTCTGAGATGTTTGAGGAGTGGTTTGAAGTTGTCTTCAAAATCTATCACGATAGGTTCTACGTTCTCTCGTCTCATGCACCTGCCCAGGAATTGCTCAAAGTACTCGAGCACGTCCGCGGCCATACAGAGAGCGTCGATGGGCGAGTGGTCGAAGCCGACTCCTATCTTTGGCGTTGTTCCAATGAGGATCTTGGCAGACTTGTCAAACTCACGGGAGGCTCCGACGATGGTCTCACTGTCAACCCCCTTATTTCTGAAAAGGGTCTGCAGTGTCCTGGCGTGCTCAACCCTCTTGACCAAAATGAGCCATGTTCTTTCTGGGAAGCGACACACTGCATCCACGACCATCTGATTGCGCTGCGGGTCCTCCGCCTGAGATGTCAGCACGGCAGACCAATCCAGTTGGCCGCTGTGAAGCTGTATGCGCGTCTCGGGTGTGAAGTTGGTTTTGATGCAATACACCGTATGTTTCCTGAAGAGTTTACTACCAACCACGTTTTTCCCAAAGAACCAAGCAATAGCTGGCTCAAAGGGGTCCATCTTGGGACGATATGGGGTAGCGGAGAGGCCGATGACGTAGTCGGGTTGAAATTTGAAGAACGCTTTGTGAAGCACCTTGGTCACGATCTGGTGCAATTCATCCACCACGAGTAGTTTGATATGCTCAAAATCGTTGAACATAAACCTCGTCTCGTTGATGGGCTTCTTCAGGATGATGGGGTTCATGAGATAGACGTCGACTTCGGGATCGATAGGTTTCGTAGATGTGATCTTGGCCACCTTCTTGTCTGGAGCATTCCTGGCTATGGCATCCACCCATTGGTCCATGATAAGGGCCTGTTTCACAAAGATGATGGTGGGTTCATTGATGGTACATATCATCTCAATTGAAGTGATGGTCTTTCCGAAGCCGGGCTCCGCCGAGATCACGATTGAGCCTGTGTTGTTGAGGCTCTTTATTGCGGCGTCGCGAACCTTCTGTTGGTGCGGTCGAAGGGTTCCCGTAAAGGATGTTGAAGAGCTGTCATTAATCTGTTTGAGGGCTACGGAAGGTTGCTGCGAAGAGTCGTTGACATCAGAGGAACATCTATTTTTTACAAACGAGCGTGCAAAACTGAAAGGAAGAACCACATGGCGGCCCGAGGGCGGCCCTTTTACAACATCAAATACATCAATATCTTCGTTGTTCCCACAGGTGATAGTCAATGTCGTATCTATATGTTTCTTGTCGTGATCGGATAGACCACTAAGGGGTAGTTTAACAGACATTTTTACTTAAGATCAATATCCTTAGGGGGTTAAATTCAAATTTCCTACTCATAAACAATGATGAACACCATGAACATGTTCCCATTCTTTATCGAGTGTAGCAAACACTACCAGGACGAACCACACAAACAGAAGTTCCTTCAGAAGATCGCATTTGGTCACGGCATCCACATCATCAAGCGTAAGGACAAGAACATCCTCGTCGCCCCCTACGGAGAGTTTGTCATACCGGCCACCTACTCAGACAAGGCCCGCCGCGACCTGGCTTCTAAGCTCTGGGAGGTAAACGACTTCACGCGCCTGGAGGACTGCATTGAGAACACGCGGCAGACCTGGCACACGACCAGAAAGAAGGACAAGATTTATCTCCTCTACAAGTACGTTACGTCATTAACCGACCTCACCCGATCTCAGAAGATGGCCGTGTGCAACATCCTCGTGCTGGCACTACTCCTGAAGATGATCAAACCCATGGACATAGACTACAAGGATAGCAAAATAGCGAATGTGAACGAAGACCTCATTAAGAGAGAGACGTACACCCATATGAATTTCGTCTACGACTACTCGGGCCCGCAGCACGGTAAGACAGGCGGCGACATGTTCACCGCCACGTACACAGTCGAGGAAGACGAAGACGATTGCCCCTGATCATGACAAGGGGTTAGGGAATGGTGACCAGCATAAAATGGAAAATATAGAAGAAAAGGCAGATCAGCAAGGGAGCGGCTACGAAGGCGACCGAGCGGCTAGCGACCTTCGGTCGCCGGCGGGCTTGCGGGGCTCTGCCCCGCCTTCCGTCGCCCGTACGCCGCCGGCCGAGCGGAGCTCGGTAAGGTCGCCCTACGACACACTCGTTCTGTCTGGTAACTCAACGAACGCCATCGTGACATTAGGCGCCCTGCAGTACCTCATAGACCATGACCATATCAAACACATCAAGAACTACATAGGCACGTCGTCAGGAGCCATCTTATCATTACTGCTCCTTATAGGCTATCAACCGCTAGAGATCCTCACGTACCTCTGTATTGAGAAAGTGTACAAAAAGATGGTCCAATTCAACATCTCCAATATGCTCCTCATGGGTAAGCCTCTCATGAGCTTTGAACCTATCAAGAGTTGCCTTGAGCAGCTGATCATTGAAAAGGTTGGTCACATGCCCACCATGCGCTCCGTTGAGAAGCTGGGATGCAAGCATGGCAGGAAGCTCTTCTTCACTACTTACAACCTGACAGACGACAAACGCGAGTACATATCCTCAGAGACGCACCCGGACCTACCCGTCATCAACGGCATCCACATGAGCAGCAACTTCCCGCTCGTGTTTGAGCCGTACATGTATGAAGATAAGGCGTATCTTGACGGAGGCCTTGTTGACAACTTCGCGGTCGAGTACGGAGAGAAGATAAGTAACAAATGCCTCGGCGTCATGACCAACAATCCTCAGCGCAAGTACAGTCCTCACGATTTTGGCAACATAGAGTTTGTGTGGAAGGTCTTTCAGATCTTTATCTCAACAGTCACAAAGGATAGGATAGACAGAACCAGCTGTGATATTATTAAGCTCGACTTCAAGTCTAACTTCTTCGATTTTGAGAGCAGTAATAATGAACTGATTGATATGTTTGATAAAGGCTACGAACTATGCAAAGAGAACACACTCTGGACACAAAGCTATGACGGTGTATCTACCGATGCCTCCGACCGTAATAAATCTGAGTAAGCCGGTTGTAACTATGTAGGATACATGAGGACTTTAGAGTACTTGTGTACACTCGAGGTTGATAAAAGATGCAAGACTGTGCAACAACTACGATCACATTCACATTGACAAACATCATCCAATTCGGTATTGTGATGAAGATGCTCACACCACCAGCAACTTGCTACGCCTCATGTCTAGCGTCTGCTATGGCAGGGTCGACACTGCTACCATGCTTCATAACAATGGAGCACACACTCCACTCTCATATGAACTGGATCTACAAGGCCGCAATTATGTTGGCGATGGCGTGTATCCCGTTTGCGTCTTCTGTGGGTGCGAGTGTAGCGCTTCACTACTGTTTTGATGAAAACTGGTATGTGTGGCTCGTCCAGGGATCTACAGTACCGGCTATGTTCTGGACCACGTACAGGATGCTGTTTGGTAGACCTCTTATTCACGACATCGTATCTAATACCATTTGAGGCATTGAGGATTCATTACTCTTCAGTAATGAATCAAAGTGATCCCCGGCTCACAGCTGGAGAGTAATGGGTCTGTTTACATAATGGGTCTGTTTACATAACAGGCCAAGATGGTAGGTGTATAGGCATGCTGCCAGCGACCGAGCGACCTTCGGTCGCAGGGCGGGGCGGACGGGCGAAGCCCGCCGGCGACCGAAGGTCGCTAGCCCCTCAGCTATTGAGTTGGTTGATAGCGCTTGGGCTCCCTGAGGCGACGGCCGCTACGGCTCCTGTCTACACCGGGATGGTTGTGTCCCTTGGTGTAGAGGAAGTCAATAATCTCGTCCTCAAAGCCAGGTGACAACATATACATCACTACCTCGTCGTAAGGGGCTCCGTTGTCGTACCCGTATTTGAAGCACTCGACCTGATTGGTCTTGATGGCCATGATCAAGGAGTCCTCGCTCCAATTACACCCATTTTGAGTTGCGTACTTGACGCACTGAAGATGACCACCCTCCATGGCGGCATCAATGCATGTGGACGTCATAGGACATCCGTTGCGGTGAGCGTGAGCCAATGTAGAGAGATGGCCCTTCTTGGCAGCCATCTCCGTGGTTATTGAGTCCCACGTGTAGCCGTGCTCGAGCGCATAGTCGATGCAGTCATTATGACCAGCATCGGCTGCCACATGCGTGCCCTCGCTCCTAAAATCAGATGTATCCTTCTTGTAAGGATGCATCAGGCAGCACGGGCTATTGAAGCTGTCCTGCACGGTCCGAGGTACGTCAGAGATCGGCAGCTGGGCCGACTTGACGACTGCCCCGGAGATGCGGAACAGGGAAGCAGGGTTGTGAGTTTGGTTTGACATGGTTGTGTCGTTACTTTTTAACCATATTTTTACAATTTGCATTTTCAAAATTTTTTAATAGTCTGTGTGCGCAAAAGATATAAAATTACGTTAAAATGAGTAGACAGCAAATCTATTGTGGTAACAATTTGTACGAGGTCGGCACTAGGCGCGTCGGCACGCCCTATGAGTGCCTCAGGAAAGGGGTTGGTCAAGGCCTCAATTCAGACATGACAGGCTTCAACCCCAACTACCAGGCCATCATCGCCGACAACATGTATTGCGGGACAGGCGCGCCTCCCGCAGGCAAGCAGATGGGTACACCTACCGCATGTCTGAGGAAAGGCGTGGGGATAGGTAAGAAGCTCCAATACGAGAGAGGAGGTAGTGGGCAGCTATCATCAACAAGGGGTCCTCGTCCTGGAATAGTGGCACCACAGGGTGGATGGGGAGCGTTCCTCATGAGGTGGTGGCCCGTTATATTGGCGCTCCTGGTGGGAGGAGTGGTGGCCACCTTCAGAGCTACATACACGACCATCCTTCTAGCGATGATTGTGGTGTTGGTGGTGGGTTGGTTCGTGCAGTCAGTGATGGATCGATGACAATATGAAATCACATGAAATCACATGAAAACTACACAACTTGAATCTTATGCATTGCCATGTATATATAGAAATAAGCAACATGTTATTCACCAATCATCAATTAAGTGCGATCAACGCCATTAAGAAGGGGAAAAACGTCATGATCACGGGGCCTGGAGGTACCGGTAAGACGACCATCATCAACCACCTCTTTACAATCAAAGACGTGCTGATGGACCCTGTCCGCTACCTTGGCATTACAGCCATGACCGGAGCCGCGGCTGTGCTCATAAGAGGCACAACCCTACACTCATATCTGGGTATAGGGCTCGGCAAGGACTCCGAAGACGAGCTCGTGAAGAAGATCAACAGACGTGAGAAGCTCAAGAACAAGTGGCGCGACACCAACATCCTAGTCGTGGACGAGGTCAGCATGCTCCCTGCAGACCTCTTTGATAAGCTCAACATGATCGCCAAACGCGTGCGCAAGCGCAGCGAGCCGTTCGGCGGCATGCAGCTCGTTTTCGGGGGGGACTTCCTGCAACTGCCCTGCATCAACGGTGACTTCTGCTTTGAGAGTAAGGTCTGGCGCGAGTGCAAGTTCGAGATCTTCCACCTCACCAAGATCATGAGGCAAGAGGACAGGCAGTTCCAGGAATGCCTCAATAGAGCCCGATTTGGGGAGATGACGGATGATGACTTCGAGTACATCACCCAGAGTGTACCTACCAAAGAGAAGATAGCAAGCATGGAGATCAAGCCGACACGGATCCTGTGCGAAAACGTGGATGTGAACGAGATCAACGATGCAAAACTGAAGCAACTACCAGTAGAGGACGTCCACCAATACAAGTACAAGATCGCTTACAACCTAGACAACTACGAGCCCCATACCCACAAGTACATGATCACGAAGCTGTGCAATGCGCAGCCCAAGCTTCGCCTCTCGGTGGGGGCTCAGGTGATGTTGCTCGTGAACATGTCTGTGGAGCAAGGCCTGGTGAATGGGAGTAGGGGCGTCGTCAAGAGCTTTACCCAATACAAGACAATAAATAGCAAAGGAGAGGAAAGTATCAAGTACGCGCCAGTTGTCATGTTTCTTGTGGGTAGTTCAAGGATCGAGATGACCATACATAGGCATGGCTATGAGGTCAAGGATGGTAAGTACTTGATCGGTACCATCTTTCAAATCCCACTCAAGTTGGCATACGCGGTCACCGTGCACAAAAGCCAGGGTATGACGCTCAACTCGGCCATCATTAACCTGAGAGGGGTGTTTGAGTACGGACAGGCGTATGTGGCGTTGTCGAGGGTGAAGGACGTCAACAACCTCTTCCTCAAGAACGTGACCAAGGCTTCATTCAAGGCTCACCCGAAGGCGCTAGAGTTCTACAAACACTTGAACTGTGATGAACCACAAAAGTCAGATGAGGAAGATGAGGAAGATGAGGAAGATGAGGAAGATGAGGAAGATGAGGAAGATGAGGAAGATGAGGAAGATGAGGAAGATGAGGAAGATGAGGAGTAGTCGCATCAATAAAGGCTCATTAC